AAGAATTAGAGAAAAATATCAGGATGCGGATGTGTAGGATCATCTTTTGTTAAACTAATAGACCCTTGTTTTTTTGCAGGGGTCTTTTTTATTGCGCTCAATGCAATTAATGTCTACAAAAATCACAAATAAGTAAAAAGGTGTCTCGGATGGAAATTAAACAAATTAAAATAGAAAAGATTTTTCCTTACGATCAAAATCCAAGGGACAACTCAGCGGCTGTTGAAAAAGTTGCAGAAAGCATCAAGGAATTTGGTTGGCAGCAGCCTATTGTAGTGGACGAAGAAAAGATAATTCTTGCGGGTCACACAAGGCATTTAGCAGCGATGAGCATGGGTTTAAAAGAGGTTCCTGTATTAATAGCAGATGGTCTTTCTGAGGCACAGAAAAAAGCGTACAGAATTGTTGATAACAAAACTTCCGAGCTTGCTGAGTGGGACAAAGAGCTTTTAAAGTCAGAATTTTTAGCATTACAAGAGCTAGATTTTGACCTTAATTTAACCGGATTTGATCTAGATGAAATTGCAAGGATGTCCGGAGAAGATTTGCTGCAATTTGAAGAAGAGCTAGATGAAATAGATGATAGTTTGGAATTTGACGAGCTTGATGCTGAAAATAAAAGCCACGTTAAAATGTTGCAGCTTTATCTGGATACAGAAACTGAGCCAAAATTTAGGCAAATGTGCGTGAAGATTCAAGAGAAGCATGGTATAGATAATCTTACAGACGCAGTATACATGGCGGTATCAAATGAGTGTAAAAATTTATGAAGCTAAGGCTAGCGGAACCTTTGATGAGTGGGGGGAGAGAGCGGGTTCTTTAATACAGAACAGTGAAATAGATCACATAATTGATTACGATTGTGATGCTTACGATAGTGATGGCAATCCACTTTTTATGTTTAGAAAAAATGTTATTCCCAAAGCTCTTTGCAAGCAAGCTTATGGAATACTTAGACATGCTGCCACACCAACAAACAACCGTGGTAATGCAGCGGGTGAGTTTACTGTTGGAGAGGACAAGACACTTGAGGGGTATTCCGGTGTCGTTGGTGCTGGAAACAAACAAAAAAGGTTTCAGACCGTAACTAAAGATGGTTATGTTTCAAAAACATTAAGGGCAAAAACGGTAAAAAGCGGAATAATAGGATACTTCGACCGCACGGTAAGGTTCCCTTATTGCCGCCAAACAGCTTGGACTGAAAAGAATTTCGATCAATTCCGTGGAGCTTATCCTTATATTAAGCACATATCAGATCAGTTTAGAGAAGCATGTCCGGAGCGATGGTCAGCACAGAACGAAATGGCTCAAAAGACAAACGCGGATTTTCTTATCGGTGATACCGTTTTTACAACCGTAACTGTAAATAAGAATTTCCGGACAGCAATCCACACGGATGCGGGAGATTTTAAAGGCGGTTTTGGTAATATTGCTGTTCTACAAGCTGGAAAGTTTGAGGGTGGATATACTTGCCTTCCTCGCTACAGGGTGGGATTTGATGTTCGCAACACTGACATCTGCTTTTTCAATGTGCATGAGTGGCACGGGAACTTGGAAGTTAAGGCAAAGCAGCCTTATGAAAGAATTTCAATCGTAAGCTATTATCGCGAGAATATGTTTCGGTGTGGAACAGCAGATCAAGAGCTAGATATAATCAAAAACCGTAAAGACCTTACAGGGCTGAATGCGGAGATTTCATAATGTGTGGCTTGGTGGCTGCTTTTAACCCTAATGGCGTTGACATGATCTTGTTTAGAAAGATGATGCTTCAAGCAATGGTTAGAGGCCAACACGCCACCGGGATAAGCTACATTGAAAAAGGTAAAATAGTAACGATCAAAGAGCCCGTGAAGGCCAGCTTATTTTCAATACCGAAAATTGAAACGGTGGCTGTAATTGGTCATTGTCGATATTCAACCAGCGACCTTGAGTACAATCAGCCAATAGCAGGTGATGGTTATGCGATTGCGCACAATGGGGTTGTTTCTCAGCTTCCTCCGGAGGATTGGGAAGAGGCTTACGGTTTCAAAGTCACCGGAAGGAATGACACTGAATTGCTTATGCGTTCATTTGAGCATGACCTTCATCCGATGGAGGCATTCCCTAAAGCCTCTATAGCTTCCGTTTTATTGGTTTTAGAGGAGAATGGTCCAGAGCTTGGGTTTTTTAGAAATGGTCAGAGGCCTCTTTGGTTTGATTATGACGATGAAACTCAGGCCTGTTGGGTAGCAAGCACCAAGGATATATTTGATAGAGGTGGAGATTTTCATCATACCCAAAGATGTAAAGCTGGTGAACATCACCGAGTTACAAATAATTCTGGTTATATGTCCTATAAATTTATTGATGAGTTTGAGGATTTACAGCCATGATGATGGTTGAAGAAGCGGAAATCCTAGAGTTAATAAAAACATCAAAGCCCGGTCGCAATACCAAGTTTCTTTCTGCCGCGCACAGCCTTTGGAAAAGGTTTGGTAATTACGACAGGTATCCGCCCCTTGTTCTTGATGATAACGGTATAAAAAGCGTTATATATGCGACCTTCTCTTTGCGAACCAGATATGTGAACTTGTATGAAATCTGCACGGTGCAAGGTCAAGAAGGGAAGGGTTATGCTTCAGCCGCTTGGGATGGCTTCTTAGACCACGCACATCAGCACGATATGGGTAGATTAAAAATTAGCTGCACACCAAGCAGTATAGGCTGGCATAATAGAAATGGCCTTGTTTTTTGGGCTGTTGATCCAACTGGCTCCCTAAGGTCTGACCAACCGATCTTTCAAACTAGAAAAGAGCAATTAGAGTTTAGAGAAAAAACAATCCAAGACCCAAGGATAGCGTTTCCAGAACCTAAGGTTATGGCAAAGTTAAAATCTGAGGGTTTGGAAGATCACAATTTCGGAATAAAAAAAGCAGCCCAAGTAATGGGCGCAATTAAAAAGGTGGAATCAGCTTGGTTGCGGAAAGCTTTATTCAAACAGAAATAGATTACCGTAAAAAAGAGAACCGCAGGGAAGCTTTCATTCTCTGGTTCGCTTGGGCCTTGCGGTACAAGGATTGTGATCCAGCCCTTTGGATGATGAAGTATATGTTTGACCGATATGAGTTCAACATAGAGCAGAGGCTTTGGGTCTGCTGGCTGTATGGAACAACGTACTATGCCCCAACGTCTTGGGTTATTTGGAATGAGTTCCCAGATTTTGAGCTTGTGGGTGCAAAACGACTTGAGCAATGGAACAACGTGAATTATAAAAGACTTAGATACCAGACAGATACGAAGTACAACAAAGGCCATCTTCCAAAGCAATTCGCGTCTTACTACGATTGGATCCATACCAACAACCCAGAGGGCACTCAAAGGGCTAAGTTTGAAAAGGTCATGCGCTCTACCAATGATCCTTTCAAGGCTCTATGGGGCGAAATAAGCGGCTCTCTGTATAAGTTTGGACGGTATTCAACGTGGTTCTATATGCAGGCTCTAAAACAATGTGCAGAAATCCAGACTGATCCGCCCGACTTGGTTCTTAGAGACGATAAGGGAAGCAAGAGCCACAGAAATGGGCTGTTGTATGCGCTGGGCCTAGAAGAACTTGCTGGACAGAAGTTAAAGCAAGAACAGGTTGTAATGCTTGAGTCGGAAGCTGCCTCTATTCTCAGTGAAACAAATAACAGATTTGGCACCAAGGGTGATTTCTATGATATGGAGACCTGCCTATGTAGCTTCAAAAAAATATTCCGAGATTACGAAGGTCGATACCTTGGTTATTACCTAGACAGACAGGCTGAAGAAATAAGTCGCGTCCAAAATGACGGTTGGACCGGGGTTAATTGGGATGTCTATTGGCAAGCTAGAAGGGAAACAATACACCCGCTGTTGTCTGCATCCCGAAAAATAAAAAAAGATAAATATGGAGATTTCCTTAAAACAGGAAATTTTATGAGGAGTTTATTCTGATGTTAAGATGCGTAGCGGTTGGAGGTGAGCCAGCAACAGGTAAAACCACAATGATGAAAGAGTTGTATAAAGCCATGGGTGTGTCTCACAATCTCAAGGCAGGGTTACTTAGAGGTCATATAAACAAATCAACGAATGTAAGCTTGATGGGGTTATATAACAGCGCGGGAACCTTCTTGGGTACTGACAGGCTATCTATGGCTGTTGGCCCAGATTTTCAAAAATATGTCAGAATGAAGAAACGTCATATTGTGTTTGAAGGGGACAGGCTGTTCACGAAAGACAATTTAAAGTTATTAGATCAACATTACGATTTTCGTATAATTATCCTTGGAGCCACAAAACAAGAGTTGCATGAAAGGCATATTGCAAGAGGTGATGGTCAAAGCGATGTGTTTCTAAAGGGACGGGCAACTAAAATACGCAACATTTCAGCAGAGTTCGGCACTAAGGTTGAACACCGCACAGTCACAGAGCCAGAGCATTCTATACAAATGGCTAAAGAATTGCTACAATGGCTAGAAACAGGCAAGTAATGGAGGGTGGTCAAGTGGCCCCACGTTCAGATAGCAAAATAGATCAAGTAATGACCGAAAAGCTCAGGTTGCAATTTGTTGAGGGCTACACTGAAGAGGGTGTTCGCGTCTTCCCAACAATTGATGAGCTTATTAAGAAATACGATTTGCCAGTAAAAACAGCATACAAACGATCTAAGGAAGGTAATTGGCAAGAACAGAGAAACAGCTTCAAGTCCCAGTATGAGTCTCAAAGAACTGCACAAAGAGCAAAACGAAAAGCAGAAAAAGCTGATAAGTTTGATGACACGGCGATGACTTTGGCAGAAAATATCTTTGCAAGGATTGGGCGAAAGCTAACTTTGGCCGCACAGCAAGACCGAGTTACAGGCGGAGACAGTCTTTCAACCCCAGAATTAAAGGATATAGCAGAGACCGTCCTCAAAGCTCAGAAGGCGGGAAAGCTGGCCTTGGGAGAGGCCGCAGAAATCAAACAGGTAGTATCAGATGATGACGTCCCAGCAAGCCTCACAAGAATTATTGACCAATTGGATCAACTTGCCGAAAAAAAGTCACAAGGGGCTAGCCACACTATACAGTGAGTGGTTGGAAACTGCGCGTGATGAACAGGTTACACCCATAGGTGATTGGGCTGTTTGGCTTATTCTTGCTGGTCGGGGCTGGGGAAAGACCAGAACTGGTGGCGCTGATGCCGCTATTTATGCTTTGAAGAACCCAAACACCCGCGTTGCTGTAGTAGTTCCCACCTTTGGAGACTTGAAAAGGGTGGCATTCGGTGGTGAGAGCGGGATACTTTCTTATCTGCCTAGGGAGTGCCTTCTTTCTGGAAGGGGTCAGGGTTACAATAATACTGTTCAAGAGATCAGGCTTTTCAACGGTTCTGTTATTCAAGGGTTTGCCGCAACCGAGCCAGACAGATTGCGGGGGCCACAGTTTCACCGAGCATGGTGTGATGAAATCGCCGCTTGGCCTTATCCGGAGACATTTGACCAGCTTATGTTCGGATTGCGCCTTGGAGATAACCCACAATGCGTGATCACAACCACACCCAAGCCAACACCTTTAATTAAAAATTTACTCAAGCGCACTGGAACTGTAGTTACACGCGGCAGTACCTTTGACAATGAGGCAAACTTGGCTCCCGGAGCTTTAAGGCAGCTCAAGGAGAAGTATGAAGGAACCCGTCTTGGCCGTCAGGAGCTTTATGCAGAGGTTCTTGAAGACATTGAGGGCGCTCTTTGGAATTGGAACATGATCGAACATTCTCGCATGAAGCCGGAGAATATGCCTGATTTGCAAAGAATTGTTGTTGCCGTGGACCCAGCGGTAACAAACACAGAAAACAGCGATGAAACAGGCATTGTAGTCGCTGGACGTTGCGCAAATGGCAAGTTTTATGTACTGGAAGATCGAAGTTTGAACGGAAGTCCTGACACTTGGGCCAGAGAAGCGATACACGCTTTTCACAAATATAATGCAGATCGGCTAATAGCAGAAGTCAATAACGGTGGAGATTTGGTCGAAAGAGTG